CACATGCGTATCTTATTCCCAGAAACTGAATCGGCCATGACCGGCGAGGCGGGGGACGGGATCGGGCGTGGTGACCGCACCAGCTTCTACATAGTCGATGAGTCAGCGTTCCTGGAGCGGCCTTACCTGGTTGATGCGTCCCTGTCTGCGACGACCAACTGTCGGCAGGATGTATCAACGCCAAACGGTATGGCTAACTCATTCGCTGAGCGGCGGCATAGCGGCAAGATTAAAGTATTCACCTTTCACTGGCGTGATGACCCGCGCAAGGATGATGACTGGTATCAAAAGCAGGTTGAGAACCTTGACCCCGTTACCGTGGCGCAGGAAATCGATATCAACTATAGCGCCTCTGTTGAAGGTGTCTTGATCCCGTCCGCATGGGTGCAAGCAGCCATCAACGCGCATGAGGTATTGGGTATTGCACCAACTGGCCAGCGCTTAGGTGCTCTCGATATTGCCGATGAAGGCAAAGACACCAATTCCTTTGCTGGTCGTCACGGCTTCTTACTCGAAAGCATCGAAGAGTGGTCAGGTAAAGGCGATGACATTTTCGGTACCGTACAGAAATCCTTTGATATTTGCGATGCTCAAAACCTCGAAACCTTCCGCTTTGATACCGATGGCTTGGGGGCGGGGGCGCGTGGCGATGCTCGGGTTATCAACGAACAACGTGAAGCGCAAAACAGACGTCACATTATTGCCACACCGTTCCGTGGTAGCGGTAGTGTAACCGACCCCGATGATGAGGCTGTCCCCGGTGATAACGGACAACAAGGAAGACTTAACAAAGACTTCTTTCGTGACGCCAAAGCGCAGGGCTGGTGGAGCCTGCGTACTCGGTTTCAGAAAACGTATCGGGCAGTTAAAGAGAAAATGGAGTTCGATCCCGATGAGATTATTTCTATCCCGAAAGACCTCAAAAACCTGACCAAATTAACTTCTGAATTATCGCAACCTACCTACTCAGTCAATGGCGTAGGGAAGATTGTGGTGGATAAAAAACCTGACGGCACCAAGTCACCCAACCTGGCGGATTCTGTAATGATTTTATATGCACCAATGGAATTTACCGTAATGGATATTTGGGCCGCGATAGGCAAGCAATCTTAGACTGACAATTTTCTGTGAGGAAATATGGCCCGTAAGAATCGCCGAAACGGCGCAAATAAGCCCGTTAGGACTACTGACGGGTACAATAATTTCACTGCCAAGATTGGCGCTCAAGCCCAGAATATCCAGTCAGCAGGAACTTACGTTCCTGGGCTACTCACGCGCAATAGAGTGCTGCTGGAGTTCGCTCATCGTTCATCATTTCTGGTTGGCAATGCGGTTGATGCCATCTCTGAAGATATGACCCGAAAGGGAATAAACATCAACTCAAAACTCAAACCCGGACAGAAAGGAAAGGTTGATGATTTTTGGGACGATGCCGCCATATGGGATGGACTTAACGATACCCTAAAATGGTCGAGGCTTTATGGTGGCGCATTGCTGGTCGTGATGATTGATGGTCAGGACATGTCAACGCCACTTAATGTTGACACCATTACTAAAGACCAGTTTAAAGGGGTGATAAGCCTTGACCGCTGGATGGTAACACCGAGCTATGGTGATTTGGTAAAGGAATACGGCCCACACTTTGGTAAGCCTCGCTTTTACAAAACAGCAGTAAATCAGCAGGGAATACCCAACTGGAAAATCCATTACTCCCGTGTCATTCGGATGGAAGGGGATGCGCTGCCCTTCCAGCAATCCCAGACCGAGAACGGTTGGGGAATGTCGGTAATTGAGCGTATCTTCGAGCGGATCCAAGCATTTGATACAGCCACGGCAGGCGCTACGCAACTCATCCATAAAGCGCACCTTCGCACTTATAGCATCGATGGACTAAGAAAGGCGCTGGCGGCCGGTGGTGACCTTCAAAAAGCGGTAATGGTTCACATGGACATGATCCGCGAGTTTCAGACCATCGAAGGCATGACCATCATGGACGCCACGGATAAATTTGAGACGCACAGCTATTCGTTTGCTGGTATCGCTGATGTGATGCTCCGCTTTGCTGAACAGGTTTCCGGTGCAACGGGCATCCCATTAGTCCGGTTGTTTGGACAGTCCCCATCAGGGTTCAGTACAGGTGATGGTGACCTAGAAAACTATTACAGCCGGATTAACTCACTTCAAGAGCGCCGATTACGTCGCCATATTCGCTGGCTACTGGATATCACTTGGCGCTCTCAGTTTGGTGAAGCGTTACCAGATGACTTCTCATTTGAGTTCAACAAACTATGGGAAATGTCAGACACTGACCGCGCAACCATGGCAAGCAATGTCACCACCGCTCTAGCGACGGCTGTACGTGACATAGGCATGTCACCCTCAGCGGCATTAAGTGACCTTCGCAACCTGTCAGATGTGATCGGCATCGGTGGTTCAATAACTGATGAGGATATCGAGAATGCGCAGAAAGAGTGGTCGGAGGATGAACCTGAAACCGGCGCTCCACCGGCGTTCGGAAATCCTCTACAACAAAAGCCTACTGGCGATAGTCAGCCAGATAAACCAGATAGTCACTGGTTCTTACGATGGTTCACAGGCGAGCGCTAACACGGTAGCGGCGCATTTAGTTGACTACTCACAAGTCATTACTGACTGGGCGGCGCTGGCAGCTCAAAAAATGTTTTTGCAGGTTGAGCGTGAAGAGTGGAATCAGTGGAAATCTGTATCACAGCAAATATCGGAAGGGTTGCGTGATGTTGTGGGAAACACCCCGATAGGGCATGTGACGCAGGATATTGTCTATCGGCAAATCCAGTTGATGAAGTCGCTCCCACTTGAAGCCGCAGATCGCGTGAAAGACATTCAGGACCGCGCGATTCAAGCAATGATTAATGGTGAGCGTCCGGATGAGCTGTACGAGATGATCATGCAGTCCGGTGATGTTGCTGCAAGCCGCGCGAGACTCATAGCACGTACCGAAATAGGCAGGGCCACAGGCGCACTCACTCAGGCTCGCGCTTTAGCCGTGGGCTCAGAGGGTTACTGGTGGCGCATTGAGGGGGTAGGGACAAGGCCATCTCACCGAAAAATGAAAGATAAGTTTGTTCTCTGGGCTAATCCACCCACTCTTGACGGCATGACAGGGCATGCAGGGTGCTTGCCTAATTGTAAATGTCATCCAGAGGTGCAGGTGCCCGCGCCGAGAAAATGAGGAAAATACGGCTTACGGTATCAAATTTAACTCAACACCAACTTGCTTGATTTGTTATCAAAATGTTATCACTGAAATCTCCCCATTTTTCGGTAATTAATACCAACTTTCGGCCCTCTCCTCACGCTAATTGAGTGAGAGCTTATCCCACGGTGCGCTTAAGGGTCTTTATGTTAAAAAGTCACTAAATCAGCACAATTATCTTTTTCTGAATGGTCGCTTAGGCGGCTTTTTTTATGCCCGTAATTTAGCAGGTAACACATGAGATATTTCTACACTGCCAAACTGGGTGATACACGGTTTCTTCAGGCTGACGGCTCACTGTTATGCAAAGACGTAGCCATTGCGCGAACAGGCACACAAAGGTACCGACCTGATGAGGTTGATCTTATTCCGGGGCCGGATGGTTCGGTTTTGGTGTATCGCACTGAAGATGAAGTGTTTGCGCCGGAAACGATAGCTAGCTTTGAAGGTGTCGCAGTAACACTGGGGCATCCAGAGGACGACGAGGGCAATATCGTTTTCGTTAACCCTTCCAACTTCTCTGAACTGGCCCACGGACACATTCAGAACGTACGCAGAGGTACTGGTGATAAATCAGACCTGCTGCTGGCTGACGTGCTGATCAAGCGTCAGGAAGCCATTGATGCCGTTAATTCAGGGCTGACCGATGTCAGTTGTGGCTATGACGCGCTGTATGAACAAATCGCCCCTGGCAAGGGCAATCAATACCAAATCACAGGAAACCACCTGGCTGCTGGCATTCCACGCGGTCGGGCCGGTGTCCGTTGTGCTATCGGGGATTCAGCCCCAAACATCAAAAAGGAGAAGCCTGCAATGTCATGGCTTAAGAATCTGGCGAAAGCCATTAAAACCAAAGATGAAGCTGCGTTACAACAGCTTATAGACGAAGCGCCGGATATGCCTTCTGATGGCATGAATTCAATCCCCGGTCACACCATTAACATTAACGTACCGTCACAGGCTACAGCGCTACCCGCAACAGAACGCACCACTACGGACAACGCACTCGAACCCGAGAACAAAACGACTGATGAAGACGTTCCCGCATGGGCGCAGGCTTTAATTGCACGTATTGCTGCGCTGGAAGGGAAAACCACGGATTCAGAACCCGATCCTGACGTGTTAACGACTGATGAAGATAAGGAAGAGGACGCGAAAGTCACGGCTGATGCTGCCTATCGCCGAAATATCATCTCTGATGCTGAAATTATTTGTCCCGGATTCAAACCAACCGGTGATAAAGGATTGAAACGTCAGGTACTGAACAACGCGATCCGCACGGGTGATAGCGCCTACTTGAAATCGTTTGGCATTCAGGATTACGCCAAGGTACCGAAAGCCACTGTAGATGCAGTTTTCAATGGTGCGGCAGCTTTGAATAAAGCTAAAAACCAAATCACTCCACAGTCACTTCACACGGTAGACGGTGCGGTTAATACAAAACACGCCTCTCCGGCAGAGTTGAATAAAATCTACGCTGCTCACTGGGCCAAAAACAAATAAGGTAATTACCATGTCTGGAAATGCTTATACATACCGGATGCCTATGGGCATTGCTGGGGCAGTCACCCGTCCTCGTGAATCGACTATCGAACCGGTAACACTGAATAACCAAAAGACGTTCAGCGACTACGGCCTGCCGGGTAAGTACGTGAGCGATAAATTCGTCCCACTCGAAAGCGGTGACACCATTGATCTTGTGAAGGGTATTTTTGTTCGTCCTTTTCCTATCACTTCTCAGTCCGACCTTGCGTATCTGAACGTTAACGCTAACCCGGTCGGTGACAATCTGAAACGCGGTTACATTTGCGTGAAGGTGACTGCTGGCAACGCTACTACCGCTAAAAAGGGCGCACCGGTTTATGTTCGCGTTGCGGGTGGTACCACGCAAAGCCCGGTAGGTTCTTTTGTTCTCATTCAGGACGCGACGGATACAAACACACCTCAGCTGGTAATGGCAGAGGCAATGGGGCCGGGCGATGCTGATGGTCGTCTTGAAATCGCCTTCAATATTTGAGGAATAATTAATGTTTACAATTGACCGAGCAACTATCGATTCATCCGGTGCGTTCCTGATTGGCGAACTGGAGCGCATGGATCAGACACTGAACATGCCACTGACCTCTGTGAAGTGGTCGCGTGACATGCCTTTACGCAGTGATATTTCTATCGCTGATGAAGTTTCATCTTTCACTAATACCGACTTTGCTAGCGTGGGTGGGCCAAATCCGACCGGTAAAAACTGGCTGGGGAAAAATTCAACCGCTATTCCGGGCATGAATCTTGACATCACCCCAACACGTAACAACTTGACCCCATGGGGGCAAGAGGTGAGTTGGACTGTTTTGGAACTCGCCTCAGCGCAACAGGTTGGGCGTCCAGTTGATACGCAGAAGTATGAAGGGATGCGCCTTAAATGGAACATGGACACTGATGAGCAGGTTTATATCGGTGATACAGAAATCGGTGTTCCGGGGTTGTTAAACCTTCCATCCATCGCTGCTATTTCTGCTGCTGCGCCTTGGACTGCAACGACCGATCCAGATGTGATTGTTCAGGATATTAATCTGGTACTTACTGACGGATGGGTGCGGTCTGGTTATGCGGTATGTCCGGGCAAGTTGGGTATGGCCCCGGCATTATTCGGACTACTGGCAAGTAAAAAGGTTTCTTCCGCAGGGAATATCTCTGTTCTTGAATACGTGAAAATCAACACCATCGCGTTCCAAGAAAACGGGGTTCCGCTGGAGATCGTCTCCATGAAATTTGCCAATGGCCGTGGCGCTGGTGGTGCTAACCGTATTGTTGCGTACACACAAGACGAGAAATATATTCGTTTCCCAATGGTTCCACTGCTGAGCACCCCACTTGAATATCGTGGTATGCAGCAGCTTACTGTGTACTACGGCAAGTTGGGGCAAGTTGAAACCCCATATTCGAACACCATCGCTTACCTGGATGTCCCAGCAGCTTGATTTGTGGCGGGGAAACCCGCCTTTCATGGAGTATTGAAATGAAATATATCGTATCGGGTCATTCGGTTCTTAACCTAGCTGATGGTTCTAATTACACATTAACCCCCGGCATCCACGATGGCTTTTCTGACGAGGTGAAAAAACACTGGGCATTTAGCGCCTATGCAAAACCGCTCGATGAATCCGACTTGGCTAAAGAGGTAGAAAACCTCGATCTGGTTGCGCGAGTCAAATTGCTTGACGACGAAATAACCAGTCTGAAAGCACAGGTGGCAGAAAAGGACGACGAAATAACCAGTCTGAAAGCACAGGTGTTAAGCCTAACCGCTGAATCAGCCAGTGAATCGACATCTGGCGAGACTGACGAGCAGCCAGCAGAAGCCGAGAAGGTATCCGCAAATGCCAAGAAACAGTCTACTTCCAACAAGTGATCAGTTCCGCGAAAGCTTCCCTGAGTTTACCGAGACAACCCGTTACCCCAACACCTCAATAAACTTTTACCTCAGCATGGCTGATGACCTTCTGGATCAAGATAGGTTTGGGGATAAGTTTGTTTATCTGGCTGAGTTAATGACGGCGCATTACGTTGAATTACGAGGTAAGCGCACAGCATCAGCAGCACTGGGGGGCGTAAATACCTCCGGTGGTGGTGTGGCGACATCCAAGTCGGTTGATAAGGTCAGCGTCAGCTATGACGTCTCAGGCATCATTAATCCTGACGCCGGTTTTTGGAATAACACCGATTACGGCCGTGAGTTTTTCTGGTGGTGGTCGATGTTTGGTGCGGGTGGAAGGCAAATCCTATGAAAAGCGGGTTGAAGGTCAGAAAGGACAATGCCGAGTCTGTTTTGTCCTCTCTACGCGCCCTTTCAAAAATGGATGTGCTGGTGGGAATTCCAGAGGCCAATGCGACGCGCAAGGAAGGGGAAACCCTGAACAACGCAGAAATTGGCTATCTGCAATCCACTGGGGGCACGATACAGATTGGCGGTCAGACCGTCACACTAGAGCCTCGCCCGTTCTTGGATATGGGCATTGAAGATTCACAGGAGATCACTACCGGACACCTGAAAGCCGCCGCAGAGTTGGCACTTGAGGGTAAGCAGGATGCGGCCAAACGTGAATTGGAAAAGGCGGGGATGGTTGCCCGTGATGCGGCGAAAAAGGTGATCGGAGACGGTGACAGGCTGCATCCACTATCAGAGAAAACACTCGAAAATAGACGGGCGCAGGGCATCCCTGGTGAAAAGCCGCTTTACGCTCACGGGTTCCTTTTACGCTCAATCACCTATGTCGTAAGGAGTAAGTAATGCCATTTCTTGATGTGACCGAGGTGCTTCTTGATCCTGATTTCGTGGACACCACGCTGGTATGTCACCGGCAACTGCAAACGGTTGATGATGATGGGTTCACGACAAATACACCGCAGGACACACCTTTTAGCGGTGTTGTGACGGTTGACCGGTCACTGGAAGCCAAGCGCATGCAGGCGGGGCAGAACATTAACGGGGCCATTCTCATTGTGACTCAGTTCCGGCTTACCCAAGGGCAACCAGGGCTTGATGCTGACGTGGTTACATACCGAGGCAGAAAATACCGAGTGACCTTTGTCGATCCCTATACCTCGTATGGTGCTGGGTTTGTCCAAGCCCACTGCGAGTTGATGGACTTTGACGGAGGAACGCCGATTGAGTAACGACAGCACAACGGCGGGCTACCTGACACCAACAGGGCCGCCGCCTCTCTACGATGAGGAACTGGAGCGGGAAATCAGTAGGTGGATCAGAGCGGTTTCTGGATTACCGGCCAAGATGGTTTTCCCCCGTATGACTGATCCACAAACGCAGATACCCCAAAACGGAACCACCTGGTGTGGCTTTAGCATATCGGACTTTAATCAGGACGCTTACCCCGCCCTTATTGCGGGGGAGGAAAGCAGCCAGCAATGGGATCATGAAAGCCTAAATATTTTATGTTGTTTTTATGGTCCAGCCGGGCAGCAAGCCGCCACACGCTTTCGTACTGGAATATTCATATCACAGAACAATGATGAGCTAAAGCGCATCGGACTAACGCTCTGGCAGTGCGGGAAAATGTACAACGTTCCTGAACTCATCAATAACCAGTGGGTACGGCGGTATGACATTACCGTAAGCCTGCGCCGCAAAGTGATCCGCGAGTACGGCATTAAATCGCTGACCTCCGCCCCCGTTAAATTCTTCGGAGAATAACCATGCAGGGATTACCTGTTTCTAACGTCGTCAATGTGACGGTGAATATGGCTGTGCGTGCTGCCATGGCGCGGAACTTTGGTTCCCTGCTGGTGGTTGGCCCGTCGCCTGTTATCGATGCTCACGAACGTCTGCGCAGCTATTCAAGCGCGACAGATATCGCATCTGACTTTGGTCTGACTGCGCCCGAGTATAAAGCTGCTAATTTGTATTATCAGCAGTCACCACAACCGATTGATTCCTATGTCGGCCGGTGGGTAAAAGAGGATGCAGCCGGACTATTGCGCGGCGCAATTTTAAACCCAACTCAACAGCTTATGGCTAACTTTACCGCCGTTGCTGATGGCTCCATGAAAATCACCGTTGATGGTGTTGAAACCGTTGTCAGTGATGTTGATTGGACTAATGAACTAAACCTGAATGGTGTTGCGGCCCGAGTTGAGGAATCACTTCTCATCGCCACTGTGACTTGGAATGGTAGCCGTTTCACCATCACATCCAAAACCACTGGTGCAACATCATCAGTAGGCTATGGCTCGGCCGATACCACCGGCACGGATATCTCTGTGTTGATGGGATTGATTGAGAGTGCCGGAGCGTTGCCGGTTCAAGGTCTGGCGAGTGAAACCATTCAGGCGTGTATTTATAAGCTGGCTGATATGTCTACCCGCTGGTATGGGCTGATTATTGCAGACCCGTCATTGAGTGATGATGATGTGATCAGCATCGCCTCATTTATCCAAAGTGACGATGTATCGCGGATTTACGGCCACACTACGCAGAAAACCTCTGCGCTGGATGCAGATATTGATACGGATATTGCCAGCAAACTGAAAGCGGCTAACTATGCTCGTACGGTGGTGCAGTATTCCAGCGCCAGCCCATACGCAGCCGCCTCTATCTTTGGTCGTGCCTTTACCGTGAACTTTAACGGCAATAACACCACCATCACGCTGAAATTTAAACAGCAGCCCGGCATTACCGCCGAATCACTTGAACAGTCGCAAGCCAACGCGCTGAAAGCGAAGAATTGCAATGTGTTCGTCAATTACGACAACGACACGGCAATTATTCAGGAAGGTGTGATGTGCAATGGCGATTTCTTTGATGAGCGCCACGGCCTC